ATGAAGATACAGTTTAAAGATTTGTATAACCGTATCAAGCGCTTGGAAGCGATTATGATAGGCATTAGCGGTGCAAGCTTACTACTCTTGCTGCGAATGACCTTTATGAGCTAGGGCAATGGACCCAGTTAGCTGCGTAGCTCTAGCGACAGGGGCGTACAAAACGCTGAAAGCTGCGATAAGCACGGGTAAGGATATTCAAGAAATGACTGGCACTTTGTCTCAATGGGGCAAAGCTTTTAGTGACTTCACTAATCTTGAAGAACGAGAGAAAAACCCACCATTCTGGAAAAAGACATTCAAGGGTTCTGATGAAGAAACTGCTCTAGAAATTTTTGCAAATAAGAAGAAGATGGAGCAGATGCGTCAAGAAATTAAAGAACATATAACTTGGCATTACGGCAAATCGGCGTGGGATGAGGTTCTAGCCATTGAAGCCAGTATGCGTAAAAGACGCAAGGATGAGCTATATAGGAAGCAGCAACAGATTGATACAGCCATTAACTTTGCCATTGGCGCGATAATATTTGCTGTGAGTGGTGGTTTGCTATTTTTATTTTTTTACATTTGGGGTCAGTATCAGGGTAGGTGGTAATGTGGGTTTTACTTTGGTTACAGTTGGTCAGTGGCACATTTGAGCATTATCATGTGGGCAGTCATTCAAGCGAGGAAGCTTGTAAGGCCGCACTATCTAAAGCTAAAGTATTGGTAACAAACAATAATTCTAAAGTGGTGTGTATAAAAATTGAACGGTGATACTTATTGAACGGCGTGGAAAATACATTGTATATGACAAACAAGGAAAGGTTGTTATAATCACCCGTGACAAAAAAGTTGCAATTAAACATGCGAGGTCAAAGAAATGACAGAGTTTGAGAAAGCAGATTTAAACAACAATGGCGTTATAGAAAAAGCAGAGTGGAACAAGCTTGCTTTAGAGGATCGTCGCCTTGAGATGATTGATCGAGATCTTAAACGTAATGCAGAGCGTAGATTTACAGGCTTTGCGTTGGCAGGAATGTTGATTTATCCGTTTATTATATTGCTTGCTTCTGTTCTTGGCTTTGACAAAGCGGCTAGTCTTATCACAGATATAGCAAGTGTATACGTGATCGCTGCGTCAGGCGTAGTTGCAGCTTTTATGGGTTTCAATGCTTATAGCGCAAAGGCTGAGAGCAAAAAGACCGCTATACAGATGGAGGAAAACTAATGTTACAGTCATTCATAGGGCCGATAGCCAATCTAGCGGGAAGTTGGCTTGATGCAAAGTCACAAGCACAAGCTGCCAGTGCAAAATTAAAACTTACAGAGGCGGAAGCCAAAGCTAAGATTATGCTCAGTAAAGAGACTTCTGTTGCTGATTGGGAACGTATTATGGCGCAGGGTTCTCAATCGAGTTGGAAGGACGAATATTTTGTAATTATTTTAAGTATTCCATTAATTTTATGTTGGATTCCAGGTGCAGAGGGTTGGGTTGATCGTGGTTTTGAACAACTCTCCAAAGCGCCGGACTGGTATTTTTACAGTTTGGGTATCGCAATTTCGGCGTCGTTTGGTGTGCGTGGAATACAAAAGTTTTTTAAGAGGTAATCATGGGTGATCTAAAGATACCAGTAGCTTTAGTTTTTGCTATGGCAGTGCAATTAGTTGGTTTGGTGTGGTATATTAGCAACATTGTTCACGACATCGAACACCTTCAGGAACAAACATCAGCGCAACAAGACATCATAGATCTTTTAAATGCGGACGTGAATGATCTGTGGTATTTCTGTACCTACACTGAAAACAAATGGGCAGAAGCTTACACAGATGATATGGTGTATGAACGTGTTTGTGGATCAAAAGAGGTTGTAAATGAGTGAAGCACTAAAAAATCTACAAGAGAAGATTGGAGCCACACCTGATGGCGCGTTTGGCCCCAATACTGCAAAGAAGATTTGTCACCACTATGTGTTAAATCCAGAGCGTGGTGCTCATTTTCTTGGACAGCTTGTGCACGAGAGCGGTACGTTTAGATATGTTGAAGAAAACTTAAATTATTCTAAAGAAGCTATCCTTAAAGTTTTTGGTAAATACTTTAAAACAGAAAGTGAAGCTGAGAGTTGTGCTCGTAATCCACAGGCATTAGCTGACCGTGTTTACGGGCATCGTTACGGTAACAATGGACAAGGGTATTTGTGGCGTGGCAGAGGTTTCTTGCAATGCACGTTCAAAGAAAATTATGCGATGTTTGCTAATGACATGAACCTGCCAGAAGTAATGAAAGATCCTGATCTTGTGGCTACAAAGTACCCAATGGAAAGTGCACTCTGGTTTTTTAAAAGAAATGATCTTTGGGAAATTTGTGACGAGGGCGTTAATGACGACACAATTAAGCGCCTAACAAAAAGAATAAATGGCGGTTACAATGGTTTAAAACACCGTAGAGAAGAAACTCACAAAATCTATAAATGGTTAAGTTAAAAGAAAGGCACACCAATGGTTAACATTATGATATCCATCCTACCAGATGGGATGCCAGTAGATGAAATGGAGGCAGATGAGAGCGGAAATTCTTGTCCTCTTCCTACCCAAGACGAGGAACTTAATGCTGAAAACCGAGAGATGGCTGTAGAAGAGCATAATTACCGTGAGCCTAACACTGGAGTAGCTTTTCGTTCTGATCAAGTATGTGGAAATTGTAGTGCATATAATCAAACTGAGGACACTCTAGAATGCATAGGAGACGATTCAGGTGATTTAGGGTATTGTCAACTGCTCAAATTTGTATGTAAAAGTGAAAATGTTTGTGACTCATGGGCAGAAGGTGGCCCAATCACATCTGACATACAAGAGGAATACAAAGATTATTTATAATGGATGTTGTTGACTTATCGAAATATCTATATAAGAAATTAGAGGAGCGGCAAACTGATTTGTCCGCCGCTCTTGCAAACGGGGCCGTAAAGGACTGGGAGCAATATAAAATGACAGTAGGAGAGATACGGGGACTCTCTTTTGCTCGAGAAGAAATCAAGTCCCTGCTGGAGAAAAACGTAGACGATGTCGAAGACCTTATATCTTCCTGACCACGTTGCGCAGAAAATGAACAAAGAAAAAGAAGAAGCTAAAAGCTCTTCTGCTTTGGATGGCGCATATGTTGACGCTAAAGAACGGGTACTAGACCCGTCCCTCTTAGACAAACCGTTACTCGAAAGACTCCCGCAACCAACTGGTTGGCGGGTTTTAGTTATGCCGTATCAAGGTAAAGCTAAAACTGCGAGTGGCCTATACATTCCTGATGAAGTTCGAGAACGTGAATCCGTGGCTACGACTGTAGCATATGTGATGAAGGTTGGACCGTTGGCTTACAAAGACCCAAACAAGTTTGGGCCAGACAGTGAGCCGTGGTGCAAGGAAGGTCAATGGGTATGCATTGGTCGTTACTCTGGCTCTCGATTCAAGATAGATGGCGGGGAGGTTCGTATAATCAATGACGATGAAGTCATTGCTACGATCCTAGAGCCTGATGATATTAAACATGTGTAAGAGGTAGATCATGGCAGAAGAAACCGAAACAGTTGAAGAAGAAATTGTTGTAGAAGAGCCACAGCAAGAAGAAGAAGAAAAAGTAAAGGCCGCTGAACCAGAAGCTAAAACTGGTGATGAGGAACTAGACTCGTACAGCAAAGGCGTACAGAGCCGGATTAAAAAACTTACGGAAAAGTATCGTCAAGAAGAGCGAGACAAAGCCGAAGCACTTAGAGTTTCTCAAGAACTACTTGAAGAAAACAAAAAGTTAAAGTCACGTATGCAGGCTTTGGATACAGGGTATTTATCTGAGTATGGCACACGCTTGCAGTCGCAAACTGAAGCTGCGAAACGTGCTTACAAAGAAGCCTATGACGCAGGCGACAGCGATAAAATGGTAGAAGCTCAACAAGCTCTGTCTAATATTGCGGTAGAAACACAGCGGTACAACACTGCTAAAGTTCGTGCAGAACAGCAAGCAAAAGCACGAGCAGCGCAGCCTCAACAACAACAACCTGTACAACAGCAAGCGCCTCAACAACCTGTACAAAAACAAGCACAACCAGACCCTCGTGCTATGGCGTGGAAAGATAAAAATACTTGGTTCGGTGAAGACAAGATTATGACAGCTGCGGCATTTGCACTTCATAGTCAACTTACTGAAGAAGAGGGGTTTGACCCGAACACCGAAGAGTATTATAGTGAGGTTGATAGCCGTATGCGGAAAGAGTTCCCGCACAAGTTTCAAACGGCTAAGAAATCGGGTGGAGGAAGCCAGGTCGCTTCTGCTAGTTCCTCCGCATCCCGCAGTAATAAACAGGGGCGCAGGTCGGTCAAGTTATCGCATTCACAGGTCGCTATTGCGAAGAAACTGGGCGTACCTCTTGAAGAATACGCTAAATATGTGAAGGAGTAACAACATGACTGATACAAGAACTTCTCGAAAGAGTCAGACCCGCGAAACTGAAACGCGCAGAAAACCATGGGCACCGCCCAGTCACCTTGAAGCACCAGATGCCCCAGATGGCTACGTGCATCGTTGGATACGAGTTGCAATGCGTGGTGAGGAGGACAAGATGAACGTCCACGCCAAACTACGTGAAGGATGGGAACCCGTCCGTGCGGATGAATATCCAAACTATGAAGCTCCTGTCATCGATGATGGCAAATACCAAGGAGTGATTGGACAAGGCGGACTGATGCTGTGTCGCATACCTGAAGAGACAGCGCATGAAAGAAACGAGTATTACGGGGGCCGAACCCGCGAACAAATGACTGCTGTGGATCAGGACTTGATGAAGGAACAACATCCTTCGATGCCGATTTCTAATAGTCGGCAAAGTCGTGTAACCTTCGGAGGCCGTGAACGCGACTCCGATTAATATAGAGGATTGCTACTATGGCAAACACTAACGGTGCATTCGGACTACGTCCGATTGGAGTAGTCGGTCAGGCTGCTAACACTACTGGTGCGACCGAGTATCGTATCGCCTCTGGAAACACAAACGCGATCTATCAAGGTTCTCCTGTAATCCCGCTATCAACTGGCTTTATTGACATTGTTGGCGCGGCTGCGGGTGGTACTGTAGGTCTTGTAGGTGTCTTCTGGGGTTGTGAGTACGTTTCGTCCACTACTGGTGAGAAAATATTTTCTAATTACTGGCCCGGTTCTGGCGCGGATTCTAATTTTCCCGTCAAAGCCTTCGTGTATGACAACCCAATGCAGACATTTGTTATCTGTTCAGACGCTTCACTAACTAGCGAAGCAACTGCACGAGGACATGTGTTCGCAAACGCAAACTTTGCTACGGGTGCTTCTGGTTCAACAACCACAGGTATTTCATCAGCTAAGTTGGGTGTTAGCACAATCGCTGCCACAGCTGCATTGCATCTCCGTATCATCGGTATTCAAGATGATCCTGAGAACAGTGACTTCACAGCTGCGGGTATTCCTTTAATTGTTCGATTGAATAACAGCTTCAATTCACCGAATGGTGCGATTGTAGCCGGAACTCCATCGACTACTGGCGTATAAGGAGACTGACTTATGGCTATATCTCGCGCACAACTAGCGAAAGAGTTGGAACCAGGTCTCAACGCCTTGTTTGGTATGGAGTACAATCGGTACGAAAACCAACATGCAGAGATCTATACAACAGAATCTTCTGATCGAGCATTCGAAGAGGAAGTTATGTTGTCTGGTTTCGGAGCGGCACCAACTAAATCAGAAGGTGGCGCAGTAAACTTTGACGACGCTAACGAAGCATACACTGCTCGTTACAACCACGAAACAATAGCGTTGGCATTCTCAATTACTGAGGAAGCTATCGAAGACAATCTATATGATCGTCTTGGTTCACGTTATACTCGTGCGTTGGCTCGTTCAATGGCACACACAAAACAAGTTAAGGCTGCTTCAGTTCTTAACAATGCATTTACCGCAGGCGCTTTCGCAGGTGGTGACGGCGTTGCGTTGTGTGATGCGTCTCACCCACTTACTTCAGGTGGTACGTTTGCCAACGAACCATCAACTGCTGCTGACTTGAACGAAACATCTCTAGAAGATGCTTTGATCAACATTGCAGGTTTTGTTGATGAGCGTGGTCTTAAAGTTGCATTACGTGGTTTGAAACTAATCATCCCGCGTCAGTTGCAATTTGTTGCAGAACGTCTGATGGTATCCAACCTTCGTGTTGGTACAGCGGACAATGATGTAAATGCGCTAAGATCTATGGGTATGTTGCCTGATGGTTATGCCGTCAACGACTTCCTAACAGATCCTGATGCATTCTTCATCATGACAGATGCTCCTCGTGGAATGATCCACTTTGAGCGTACTCCGCTATCCACTAACATGGAAGCAGACTTCGACACAGGCAACATGCGCTTTAAAGCTCGTGAGCGTTACAGCTTTGGATTCTCAGATCCACGCTGTGTATTCGGTTCACCTGGAGCGTAAACTGTGATATAAGGAGGGATTACCTCCTCCGTGATTGGGGCGACTTCGGTTGCCCCTTTCTTTTTTATAAAAAGTTCTGTACACTATGTTTATCCCTGACAGTCGCATGGGGCGACTGACTAACCCAAGACAGGAGATCGACATGGGTACAACAACTTTTTCAGGCCCGATTAAAGCGGGAACAATCAAAAATACTACTGGTACAACACTCGGAA